GAGTTTATAGTCAACGAGACTGTAGATCTATCAGGTATCATCAAAGAATTAGAAGCACTCAAAGGTGATATAAAAATTAATGGTGCTGCGATAGAATATGTAGATGCAAAGGTAGAAGAACTAAAAGCAGAACAGAATAATCCGTTACTTAATTAGGAAAGAATATGGTAGACACACTAGCACCAAAAAGAATATTTACACAAAGAGAGTTAGATCAGAAACTAACTCCAGTGACAGAACAAGTATTAAGAACAAGACCAAGAGAGAGATTATTAGATGTTGTTCCAAGAATAACAACAGAGCCATCACTTTTAAATAGACAAACTGAAGAGGCTATGCAAGATTCTAAAAAACAAACAGGTCAAATAATGACTGAAGAACAAGGACAAACAGCTAAATCTTCAGAAGAAACAAGAAAAGAAAAACAGACTGGTATGAAAGTTGATACTGAAGCTGAAAGAGGTCAAGGACTAGTTATGAGACCCATGGAGTATGCAGCAAAAGGATATGATGATAAGAAAGTTAGTGGTCCAATACTAGTTGGTGAAAAAGGTCCTGAGATGATTGTGCCTACAGGTGAAGGTAAAATAAGTATATTACCTAATAGCATAGTCCAAGGTATGATGTCAATGCCTATGAAAAAAGCAGAAAAAGGTGCAGACGATATCATGATAGGAAGACCAGAAATGCCTAAGCTTGAAAGAATAGTAACACCAGAGTTAAGAGCTAGAGAGCTAGCTGAAGGAGTGTCTACAACTCCAGTATTTGCTGGCAATCCAGTTGCAAAAGAATTTAGTCTAGGAAGAATGGGATATAGACAGTTTGTGGAGCCTGTTCTAGATAGTTTAAGAACTGCTGTATATGATGCTAGCCCAGAGGTTGGAATGAGTGTTGATAAATATACTGAATCTTCTATTCCTAATTACTCCCCTGGAGCAATATCTTTTGCTGTTGAACAAAAATATGAAAAAGAAATTGAACCAAAGTTGGTTAAAGAGATGAATAATTTACCACAAAATTTAGATGGTACAGATATAAGTGGATCTTTAAGAGATGCGTATCGCCATAGTTATACAGCAGGTATGATGAATCTAATAGCTGGTAAAAGATTTGGTATTGATGTTGCTAATTTAGTTGGTCAAAGATCTCAAGAGCTTGGACAATTAACTGGAGATGAATCTCTAGCAATCAGAGAAGAGGTTGCTATGGATGTTAATAACAATAGAGTTGGTTTTAATATAGCTAATCAAGTAAGAGAAGATTTAGGTATTTCATCAGGTGAACGATTAACTGGAGATAGGTTAAAAGAAGCAGAGGAGTTATATTCAAAATATCATACGCAAGCCTATATGAATGATGTTGCTAGATATATTGATGGTGATAACTTAGTTCCAGAATACGAAAGAACTGGAGATACTAACTTTAAAGCATATGTAAAAGACATCATGGATGATGATAAAGATAGAAATTTAATTTTAAGTTATGGTCCTAATAAGAGAGAAGAAGTTGAAAATATGATGCAAAACAGAGCACCTTCTAGAGCCAGACCATCTGCTGGAATAATGAATCCTGCTCGTTAACCAACATCTTTAATCTTATACGGATCTGTATTTAAATTAGGCACTTTGTCCCCTTGCTCTCCAGCCAGTATACTCTCAAGATTTTTATGTAAATAAGTTATAGCTGCTCCAACTATAGAATCTTTAGTTAGTGTTTCTGCTATCTCTTTTAGACTACATCCATATTGTAATAATAAAGATGTCATCTTACCTGATGCTCTAAGCTCTCTATCTAAAGTAGATTCAGTAGGTCTTACTTTAATCCACACAGCCATAGGATTTATACCTGTGCTGCTCACATCATAATCCACGATAGCTAACACTCGTCTATCATCAATTTTCATTCTAACAGTTATACTTCTCATTCTGGTTGGGACTTCAGCTCTTGCCACGTTACTCATTATATCCTTTCTATTAATAATTTAATATCATCATTTAATTTTTGACTTGATTCAACACAGTGTTTGATGACACTAGCCAGTAGGTTTGCATAGAACACTTCATTAATATCTTCTAAAGTATCCTTGATTTTATTTGGTTGTATATAATCCAAATGTATTGCTATCTGACTAGTATCAGTCAGTGACACTTTCATATTGAATAGGTCTGAATTATTTTTTTCCATCTGCAGGTTTCGCTACAAAGTCTGCCCCTATCTTGGGATCAAGTTCTCTTAATCCTTGTGATAGTACTTCAATACCTTGTACTACTTCTCCATATGGTCTTGTAAATAGGTAGCGAAGTATGCTTTGCACTTGAGATCCAGATATAATATACTGTTTATCTACAACCTGCTGTTCTTGTTTGTTTTCTGCCATTTTATTAGCCCTTCCTTAAAATTTTTCTTTCATAAATGCTCAAATATAAACATATCTGAGTCTTCTAATACCAACACCCCAGCCAAGATAACATTTGTTTGTACGCTTAGATATGGGCGTTTAAACACTATTTGCTATGTTTCATTCATCTGGATACTCCTTTTGTTGCTTTTCTACATCTTGATCCAAAACTTCAGCGATTAATCTTCTTAAATACCATTCAGCCTTTTCTAAATCCTGAACTGGCTGCCCTTTGTATTTATATCTAGCCATGTATTTCATACATGCACCTTTGAGATAACCATGAAACTCTTCCGTAGTCATTGACTCTTTGATTAGATCAATAGTCTCAGTCTTTGACTGACGATAGTGCTGTGGAAAATTAACTACGTCTTCCATATCTTTTCTTTACCTCACTAATATGGACAGTCTCAATATCATACTCCCCACCTTTTACATTTCGTTTTACAACTAGCCCAGACCACCAGAGTCTTTGTGTATTATATGCGTACTTTTCTCTGTGAGTCAAGTAGCAACCTGCAGATAGTCCCATAATTTTTTTACCAGATGGTTTAGCTGCAATAGCATAATCTAATAGATGAGAATGCCCAACAGTGCAAGATACTTTATTCTTATTAACTAATGCTCTTGCCATGTTCTCACCTGAGATAGCCGTACCCATAACACCACTTGGAAAGTTATGTGAATAATATACACCATCAATCACAGCAGGATATCTGTAATCATATGTATGCCATCCATATTCAGGATACTTTAGATCGTCTATAGATAAGTGACCATCAAGCTCTGGATTATCTTCTACCATACGGTCAATACGATCTTCATGATTACCTAACATCATATGCATCTCTGGTTCATGTTTGCCCAAACCATTATTAAATTTTTGTAGGGCATCGTGTGCATGCTGTATATCTTTTTTATACCTTCTACCTTCAAAAGATTTTTTCTTTCTATCATAGCTGGACATAGAATCCATACTTGCAAAGTCACCCATACAGATTACCTTATCTACTTTCAAGTCCCTTGCCATGCGTCCTGCCCAAGTAAATCTTTCATTACTAGCACTAGGTGTACAGTGGGGGTCTCCTATTACTAAGTGTGTTGTCATTAGTGTAAGTCTCCTTTTTTCCATGTGAAAAGATCTATGACATTACCATCTTCTCCATTTTGTTTTTTGTTTTCTTCTACATCATCTTCGTAGAATCCTTGCATACCCTCTTCGTATATAAGCTCAGGATTAGCTCTAACAAATCTTACTATACCTTTTGCTATGTATGAACAAACATCTCTGTCTGTTGGGCTTTTTGGATCTATAATACCACAAGTAAATCCTTTTTCGTGTGGGCTTATAATTACAGATACAGATTGAAATATATCTATGGGGCTTTCAATATCTATCATATAACCTCTATCAGAGCATCAATCTCTCTTATCTCTTGGTCTTCTTCTGGAACACCAGCTTCTATTAACTTCTTTCTTTTTACAGCTAAGTCATGCAAAGTATCTTGTATGTCTGACTCTGTCTGTTCTGATAAAGTTTCTATCTCTTCATCAGTTATTCCATGTGGGAATGTAATCATAATAAATCTCCTAAGTTAGTTTTCATATTTGATTCTTTTATTATACTTACAAATTTTTTAAAGTCAAGCACAATCAAAGGATCTCTTTTATTCATCTTCAATACCACAACAGGCTCAAGGTCGGCATTAGATATTGCTTGATCATACGCATCGTATAGTCCTTTCCATGTCTCTTTATTTTTACACTCAATAGAAAATGGAAACAGTCCCTGTGCAAATCTAGATAGTTTAACATCAACACCTGACTCGCCCATGAT